CGCTTGTGCTGGCCGTCAGCTTAATTTCGCTCACCGTCTGCTTGATCTCGGTTTTGGTTTCGTTGGCGGTCAGATAGTCGCCGGTGCTGGCCGTCCAGGCAGTGGGGGCGTTGCCCATCTGCACCATGGGGTGCATGATGGTCAGATCGTTGGTAACGGTGGCAAAGTCATTGGCAGTGCTCACAAACAGACCGTCTGCATAGCCGTCCGCGGTCGCCGTGAACGCCGCCCAACGCAGCTTCCAGCCGTTGTCCAGCTCAATGTCCTGCTTCGCATTTTTGAATGCTTTGTCGTAATAACTTTTTGCGCCGCTGGTGGATTTGGTTTCAAACTGCAAAAACAGGCTGTCCGTGCCGGAGTTGAGCTTGTACAGTACCGATGCACAATAGGTCATGCC